CCGCGGGCCGGCCCCCAGCGCCACCGGCCGCGCCCGCCGCAGCAGCAGGGGCCGGTGAACCAGAAGCTGCCCGAGAACCAGGGCGGCGACCCGTGGGGGCAGCAGGCCGGGGGTAATTACGACTGGGGCGCTTCAACAGAGGGCGAACCGCCGTTCTAAAAACAAAACAGCATGTGCCCCGGTTCACGCCGGGGCACACGCGAAACAAAAGGAAAGAAAGCAATGGCGCGAAAACCCGGGCTAGTATTCACAATCCCGCTAGGTGATAAAAAATTTCTCACCAGCAACGAAGTAAACCGGGCCGGACACTGGGCGCGGGCAAAAAACACGCGGGAATGGCGAGACGAAACAGTAAAGCAAATCCGTGAGGGAATCCCTAAATCACGCATAAGCTATTTCGTCAAAATCGACATGATAATTCACAAACCCACGGGCCGCCGCTACGACCCGGGGAACCTATACCCGGTGGCAAAGGCCATCGTGGACGGCATCGTACTATCCGGACTACTAGAAGACGATGATTACACGCACGTCGACGGGCCTCACCTGCACCACGGCGAACCGGACAAAGACCGCCCCGGGGTGACGGTGATAATACGCCCGATCAGTAAGGACGATTCAATAGTGGACGTATCAAAACTCTTATCTCTAAAAGATAATGCGGATAACGCCCTAATCGAATTAGAGAAATCAAAAGAAATACTGGATGAAGAAATATCATACGCGCAAGAAAAAGCGCAATGGGCATTCAGTGAACCAGTAACCGACTCAATAAATGAGGGCATGGACGCCGCAAAAAATGCCCTCAAAAAAATAATCGAAACCGTGGAAGAAATCGACGCGGAAAACTACACGCAAATCAAGGGGAAACAATGAAACCAGAAATATACCGATTCAACAGCGAACCCGTGCGGGTCTTCATGATCGACGGTGAGCCGTGGTTTGTGCTGCGGGATATATGCGAGCTGCTAGACCTCACCACCCCCGCCCGGGTAGCCGAACGCCTCACCCAGAAGGGGGTGAGTAAAACTCACACCCCCACCCGTGGAGGCTCGCAGCCGGTCACGATCATCAACGAACCGAACCTGTACCGCGTAGTGTTGCGGTCTAACAGCCCGGCGGCCGCACCATTCGAGGCGTGGGTGACAGAGCAGGTGCTCCCGGCCATCCGCAAGACCGGTGCCTACGGGGTGCCCGCCCTACCAGGCAACTACCTTGAGGCGCTAGAGGCGCTAGTAGCCTCCGAAAAAGAAAAGCTCGCGCTCACCGCTAAAGTCGAAGAGCAGGCGCCGAAAGTAGGCGCATACGACGGCTTCCTGGGTGCTGACGGCGATTACAGTGTGGGTGAGGCCGCTAAGCTTCTCTCCCGCGCCGGGGTACCCACGGGGCAGACGCGGCTCTTCGCTTACCTCGAAGAATGCGGGTGGGTTTTCCGGCGCTCCGGCCGCCGCCACCCGTACCAGCAGGCCATTGACCGGGGCCTGCTGGCTACACGCGCCACACACTACACCGACATCACCGGTGAGCGGGTGAACGGCGCCCCGCAGATACGGGTAACCGCGCAAGGGATCGAGAAGCTGCGCGCAATGATGCAGAAACCAGTGCTGACGCTAGCCGCATAGAAAGAACCAAGGGAGATAACAATGAGCAATTTCACTACACTGCTTGATGATTTAGAGAAAAACATCAGCACCATGCTAGACATGATCCCCGACAGTGGGCACACCTTCGATGCGGGCAATTACCGGCCGTCCAAGGCTGCCCTGCAGCATGACTCAAAGTGCATCATCCTAGCTCTTGAAGCGGCATATGATAAAGCCTCTGAGGGGGTGGCAGCGAATGACTAGCCACAGCACGCGGGTTGTAGCCATTGCGCAAGAGGGCTGGGTGTGGAAATGCAGTGTGTGCCATTGGGACGATGGTTGCCGCTACACGCTCCCGCTCTATGAGACGTGGGAGAAAGCGCGTGAGCACGGGCTGACGCATGAGTACACGCGCAACGCGGGGGGTGTGCGCCAATGATCGAGGTTGTCGCTAGTGGCCCTACCCGCGTAGTGGAATCCTACCTGAACCGGGAGGGGCTGACGCTCATATGCCCCCGCTGCCAGTCAGAGCAGTATCTTTGGCGTGTGAGTGAGGGGACGGCTCGGGCGGCTCTGGATTATCATTTGCGGGTGTGTACGCCGGTGTGGGAGCTACCCAGGGTTGGTGATGGAGTTCACTCCGTTTCGGCTTGCACGTAAACTATACGGGGCGTATAGTATTAGTTGTAGGGCAAACAGCCCACCGAACCGGAACCACCGGGGGAAACAACAACAACCTAAGGAGCCTTGAAATGGCACGCACCTATTCAACCCGCAACGAAGCAATTACCCGTGAGATTGTCGAAGCTATCGAGGCCGGAGACGCAACCCGCGAAGAATACGACATCGACGCAATCGCCGATAAGGTGCTCTGCGGCTACGAAGACGGGTACATGCTCAAAGTTGAAGAACCCGACTTCTGGCGCATCGTAGAAGAAAACGCGATCTAGCCACTAAATAAAAAGAACCCCGGCTGGGCTAAAAACCCGGCCGGGGGACACAAAAGGAAACACCAAATAAACCCCACATAGGGGGACAACAAAATGAAATTACAAAATCCTCAGCTCAAAGGCGGGCACTACGCCCCCATCCACGGCATCAGCCCGGACATGATCGTAACCCCTCTGCCGTTCTGGCTCGGGTCGGCCCTCAAATATGTGTGGCGCGCGCCCCGTAAGAACGGCGGCGAAGACTTCCTGAAAGCCGCCGACTGCCTAAGCCGGTACGCTAACCAGCTAGCCTACCAGCCGCCCCAAAAATGCACCTACCCGGGTGTTATTATCACGGCAGATAAGCTAAGCCAGAAAATACTTAAACTCGACTGTATCCACTCACAGGCCGTACACGCGGTATTACAAGTTGTTCTATGGGGTAGCAATAGCGACCCGTACCAGAAAATAGCCGCGGCTGCTGATACTAGCGCAGAAGATGCATTCTCTTACGGTGCTGATTATGTGCTTAACCTCTTCGAGCTAGTGGAAGAATTGGGGCACTGGGCGCAAAAAATAGGCGATGAAGACCAAGTAACCGCCTGGGATGCGGAGGCAGGGAAATGAGGAAGCCTCAGAACAACGGCCTCTGCGTCGGCTGCGGGTGCCCTCACGGCCAATACCAGGCCGGGTGCCTCAACTGCAGCAAACGCAAAAGCGCCGCGAAATACTCCCGTGAAAGGTACATGCGGAAAAAGAAAGGCTTGCGCGCTAAGACCGGGCCTAAGCCTAAAAAGGTGGCCTTGACGGGCGAGCAGGCGGCCGAAGCCTACGGGCTGAACTATTTCATTGCGCGCCGCCGTGAGCGGCTAGGGCAGGCGGTGAACGCATGACACGGAAACTATTTACGCCGCAGCGGCGGAGCATCATCCCCTACCCCGGGGCACTCACACCGCAGCTCAGCATGTGGCCGAGAGTAAACGAGCGCCTACCGGACACGCTGCACATGCCGCAATTCCATTACGCGACGCGGCGGGGCCTGGTCGTCTCGTGCCTGCACTGCGGGCGGCTGGTCGTGGTGCATGACAGGATGGGCCGGGAGCACCGGCTGAACTCAAACGAAATATGGGAAACCACCTCACGGTAACCAAATAGTAAACAGTAGACCCCGGGGAGCATACCCCGGGGTCTTCCCTATCACTCAGCAAGGGAAAAACAGCTCATGAAAACACTCACTCAAGCAATACGCGCACTATGCGACGGCGCACCCACCACACTACCCAGCGGGGAACGGATCACCGAAATGCCGCTGCTGGATCAGCTGGCAGACGCGAAAACAGCCCGCCGGTGGGGCGGCGCTGGCGGCGGCGGCGCATCATCACCTATCAACCTAGACGCGGCGCAGATAGAGCAGGACATCGACGCCGAGGTGAACCGGGTATGCTCACACCATATGCGGGCGGCCGATAGGAAAACCCGTGTGAAATACTGGGCGTCTAACACGCCCGGCCTGCACGCCCTAGCCGAGGCCCTGGAATGGTGCGACCGGATACGGGCACTAAGCCACATCAAAGTACCGCTAGAGGGTGTATGCCCAATGTGTGGGGCGGAGCAGGTGTATAGGCGCAACAGTGAGGGTGAGCGGGTTGTTACCCCGGCGCTCACTATCACACTGGACGGGCCGCGCCTCACCATCGCCTGCGGTGCCGACGGGTGCGGGCACACCGCGCACGGAATCACCGGGCTAGAGAATTTGAATAGCGAAACGAAAACTGCTATCATGTCCCTAGCAGGCACAACTGTACCCTAGGACGGGTACACCAGGCGCACACTAACCCGGGAGCACCCGGGCATTTTTTTACACCAAACAGGCCCCGCACACAACACGTGTGCGGGGCCAAACCAATTTAAAGACCATGAGCGACACAACACTATTCGACATCCTCCGGGCATTCCAGATGCGCGACACCAGCGACGACGCCGAAATACGCGCCCTCACCGACCGGGACATAACGCGGGCAATCGAGCGCCACCACGCCCGCCAAACCCAACGCAGACCCAGAAACAGGCCAACACCCGCATACCGAGACCCTACCGGAGAGGCAGCATGCGCACGCACAAACTCAAAATCCAGGAAATCCCGCTCAAAAACATTGCGCTTTTAGCGGGCAACCCGCGACGCGGCAACATCGACGCCGTAGCCGAATCAATGGAGACCAACGGCGTTTACCAGCCGGTCATCATCAACAAGGGCACGCACACCGGCCGCGAAATGGAGGTTATCGCAGGTAACCACCGGGTACAGGCCGCGCAGAAGCTCGGGCTAGAATCCATCCCCGCTATCGTCCTAGACATCACCGATAGCGAGGCTAAACGCATCGCCCTAGCCGATAACCGCACAAGCGACCTCGCAGAATACGACGCGCAGGCGCTCCTTGACATGCTAGACGACCTGGACGACCTCGTAGGCACCGGGTACGACCTGGACGATTTGGACGAGCTGCGGGCCGATCTAGAGGAAATCGCCGAAGAGATAGAGCCGGAGAAGGAAGAGGGCGGCAGCCTTGAAGAACAGTTCGGCACCCCCCCCTTCACCACACTATCGGCGCGCGGCGGGGCATGGCAGGCCCGTAAAAAGGCGTGGGCAGCCAGCGGCATAGAATCCGTCGCAGGCCGCTCAGAGGGCCTTCTAAGCGACGCCCCGCACTACCGGTACACAAACTTCATGGAGGTAAAAAACCTCGCAGAGAAGGCCGCCGGTAAGAAACTCACCACACAGGAAATCCTAGATAGCGAGTTCGCCGAAAAACTAAACGAGGTAGACGGCGGCACATCAACATTTGACGCCGCACTATGCGAAATCCTCTACCGCTGGTTCTCCCACGAAGGCGACGAAATCACCGACCCCTGGGCCGGTGGATCAGTACGCGGCATCGTCGCCTCAGCAATGGGCCGCCACTACACGGGGCATGAGCTGCGGCAGGAGCAGGTAGACGAGAACCGCGCCCAGGTGGAAGAATCACGCGGCAACTATGACGGGTGGGCGGGCGACCCCACCTATGTTGTGGGCGACTCACGGAAAACGCTAGCAGCCCGCGCGGCCGGTTCGGCCGACATGGTGATAGGGTGCCCACCCTACTACGACCTAGAGGTATACAGCGATCTAGCGGACGACCTTTCTACCATGTCACCCAAAGAGTTCGACGCCTCAATGGTGAAAACCATGCGTGAGGTCGCCCGCGTACTCCGGCAAGACCGGTTCGCCGTGTTCATCGTCGGCAACGTCCGCAACAAGCAAGGCGAGCTGCTATCAATGCACCGGTGCATGCTGAACGCCGCAGAAGCCGCCGGGCTAACCTACACGCAGGACGCGATACTGCTAACGGCGGTTGGTACGGCCGCGCTCCGCTCACCCAAGCAGTTCAAACAGACCCGCGTACTTGCCCGCACGCACCAGGAAATCCTTGTTTTCGTGAAGGGCGACCGGAAAAAAGCCGCTAAGCGCCTCGGCGACGTAGACGTATCTATAGATCTACAGGAGGCCGTGGCAGAGATGGAGAGGGAGAATGACGCAGCAGGAGAAGCCGCCGCGTAGGCGCTGCAAAGCCCGTAACCGGCGCGGGGGCCAATGCAAACGCTACCCCATCCCCGGCGGCACCGTCTGCAAAATGCACGGCGGGGCCGCGCCGCAGGTCAAACGCAAAGCCGCCCTGCGTCTCCAAGAGCTGGTAGACCCGGCCCTGAAAGTGCTCGCCCGCGAAATGGTGAGCGCCGAAAAATCAAGCGACAGGCTACGCGCCGTCGAAAACGTCCTGGATAGGGCCGGTATAACCAGAAAGCAGGATCAGGTGGACGAGACAACGGCGCAGGAGATGCTGATAGCGAAGCTGCAGCAAATGACCGGACAATAAAACACGGGGGCGGGTGGGGTGCATGGACTTCCTGAAAATGGTGGCCGCCTACCCGCCCGAGCTGGTGGCGGAGGCTGTAGCCTCACTACCCGATCACGTGGCGCAAAAGCTTCTGGAATCCATCACCACCACAGCCGGTAAACCCGCATACAGTACGCCCGGGGAGCTGGCGGCCGCACTAGACGAGCGGACGGTGCAAACCCCGGCGCTAGACCTGATCGACCAGAAGCTAGTGCAGGCGTTCAACACACCGGATTCGCGGCTAATCATCAGCATGCCCCCGCAGGAGGGCAAATCACAGCGCGCCTCCCGCCGCTTCGTAGAGTGGGTGCTCACGCAGAGGCCGGACACGCGGGTAATCATCGCCTCCTACCAGCAGGAAATAGCCACGGAGTGGGGCGGGGTTATCCGTGACGACATCCGCGATAACGCCGCGAAACTAGGCATAAGGGTGCGCCCCGGTTCATCCTCAAAACAGTTCTGGAAGCTTGACGGGCACGAGGGCAGCGTGTTCTGCGCGGGCGTAGGCGGCGCAATGACCGGTAAACCGGCCGACCTGCTGATTATCGACGACCCCGTGCGCGGGCACAAAGACGCCTCTTCACCCACCATTCAAAAGGATCAATGGAACTGGTGGACGGGCACCGCCGCCGCGCGTCTCGCCCCCGGCGCCCCCGTGATTCTAATCCTCACCCGGTGGCACGATAACGACCTGGCGGGGATGCTCATGCGGGAAAACCCCGGCGAATGGGAGTTCTTGCGTATCCCAGCGCAGGCAGACCATAAGCCGGAGGCCGGGGAGGAAGACCCGCTAGGGCGGGAACCCGGCGAGTTTATGGTGTCCGCGCGCGGCCGCACACAAAAGAACTGGGAGAAACGCAAGCGGGAGGCGGGGCCGAAATCATGGGCCGCCCTATACCAGGGCACGCCGTCACCCGACGAAGGCGGCATCTTCCCCGGCACCTGGGCGCGCTACAGCAACCCCATCTGGGTTGAACAGCCTACCGGTGAGCGGGTAATCCACGGCATCGGCCCAGAGGACGAAATCATTCAATCGTGGGATCTGGCGTTTAAGGGCACCGACCAGTCCGATTACGTGGTGGGCCAAGTCTGGCTACGCCGGGGCGCCCGCTGCTTCCTGCTGGATATGCGGCGTGAGCGGCTAACGTTCATGGAGACGCTAGACGCGATCAAGGCCATGTCCGCGAAATGGCCGCAGGCCGTAGCGAAATTCGTTGAAGACAAAGCGAATGGCCCGGCGGTCATCAACTCCCTACGCGGGAAAGTCGCCGGGATAATCCCAGTCACACCCGACGGCGGTAAAGTCGTCCGCGCTAACGCCGTCTCGCCACTAGCGCACTCCGGCGACATCATCCTACCCGAACCGCACCTGCTACCAAATGTTGAAGAGCTGGTAGAAGAAGCGAAGCTTTTCCCGAACGGGAAGCACGACGACGCGGTAGACGCCATGACACAGGCAGTGAACCAGCTCGGAATCAACCCAATCACTGGCGGGGACACGATAGAAGACGCCGAAGAATGGGGTGAGGACGGGTACAGCATCGGATTCTACTAAGAGAGGGGGCGCCCTATGGGCCGCCTGCAAAGCATCATCGAATCGGCGCGCGAGACCATCGCGGGCGCCTTCAACAGCCCGGCCCGTGAGCTAGAGGCCGCAACCGCGCAGCTACGCGAATCATTCGCCACCATTGAGGGGATGATGGCGGAGGACGCGGGGTGGCGGCGCCTCACCACCATAGGTTCTGAGGAGTTCACCCTAGCCGGTGTGAAGCGCAATAGCGACGTGTGCAGGCTAATGTCCGTGTCCGACCCACTGGTGAAGCGTGGCGTACACGTCCGCGCCGGGTACGTGTTCGGCGCCGGTGTGGGGGTTACCGCCAAAGCAACCGCAGAAAACAGCAGCCAGGATGTGAACGCCGTCATACAAGCGTTTTGGGATGCGCCCGCAAACCGCCGCGCACTCACAGGCATGCAAGCACAGCACCGGCTAGAACACGCGCAAGCGACCGACGGGAACATATTCATCGCCCTACGCACCGACCCCAACAGCGGGGCCGTAACCGCCCGCACCATCCCCCTCACCGAAATCACCGGCGTACTCACCAACCCCGAAAACGCAGCAGAGCCACGCTACTATTTGCGCGCCTGGACAGAAAAACTATACGACGCCGCGAGCACCCAGACCGTCCGAAAAGAAGCCTACTACCCCGCCCTAGGGTGGCGGCCCGTAGCGCAACCCCAAACCATCGGCGGCATCCCCGTAGACTGGACAACCCCCATCCACCACCAGGCAGACGGATCACCCGACGGCTGGGCATGGGGCGTACCCGACATCTTCGCCGCCCTCCCCTGGGCACGCGCATACAAAATCTATTTGGAGGACTGGGCGCGGCTCATGCGCGCACTAGCACGCATCAGCCACCGGGTAACAGCGAAAAACAACAAAGCAGCCGCCGAGGCACGCCGCGCACTACAGCAGGCCGCGCTATCCCCAACGCCCGGGGTGATCGGCGCCGTAGACGCAACCGTAGAAGCAATGCCCAAGACCGGGGCGACAATCGACGCAGAATCAGGGAAACCCCTAGCATCAATGGTCGCCGCCGCACTAGGCGTCCCCGTCACCATGCTACTAGGCGACCCAGGGCAGACAGGGGCGCGGGCCGTAGCAGAAACCCTAGACCGGCCAATGCTCAACGACCTCATGGCGCGGCAACACCTCTGGCAAGAAACCTACCGGGCGATCCTAGGGCACGTCATCGACGCCGCCATAGCCGCCCCGCAAGGCCCACTCAAAGGCACCATAAAACAGGTCGCCGGGCAATGGGACATCACCCTACCCGACGGGGTAGAACGCACCCTAGTGTTCCATTTCCCAGACCTCAACGAGCAGACGCTAGCCGAGACCATCGACGCGGTAACCAAAACCTACACCACCGGGCTAGTCCCATACGAGACCTTGGCGCTGCTAACACTGCGTGCGCTAGGGGTGCGCGACCCCGACGAAATCATAGCTGGCATGACAGACCCCGCCACAGGGGAGTTCATACCCGCCGGGGCCAACCTAGCCGACGCGATCATAGCCCAAGCAACACGCGGAGAGAGGAGTGACGAATGACCGTGCACATGGCAGCCGCCGAAGCCGCACAACGCCTCAAAGACCAAACCGAACGCATGCTAGCACTCCCGGAGACTACACTAGCCACCCAATGGGCTGCAGCATGGGAAACACTAGAGGCAGCATTCGCCGACGCCATCCGGGCCGCGCAAGACCCCACCACAGGGGCAGCCCCCGGGTGGCGCATCCTCCAAGCAAACCGCACCCACGAAGCCCTGCAGCATGCCCGCGAAAAACTAGAAGAACTACTCGCCGAATACACCGGCGTAACCGCCGACATCACCATCCCCGATGCGATCAACAGTGCACTAGACGCACACGCCAGGATGGTAAAAACCCAGCTGCCCCTCACCTACGCGCTCTCCCACACGCTCAATACCATCACGCCGGAAGAAATCGACTGGATGGTGCAACGTACAACCCAGCGCATCACCACCCACACCCTGCGGCTCCCCGCAGAAATCGAAACCAAACTAAAACACGCCCTCATACGCGGAACCGCAACAGGGGTGAACCCAGAAGAAACCGCGCGGCAACTCCTAAAACAAGTAGGCGACGCATTCAAAGGCGGGCTACCCCGCGCAACCATGATCGCCCGCACAGAAACCCACGACGCGCAACGCCACGCAACACAACAATGGGAAAAAAGTAACACCGACATCCTAGAAGGCTGGGTATGGGTAGCCGCCCTAGACAAGCGAACATGCCCCGCATGCATCGCAATGCACGGCAGCACCCACCCAACCAGCGAAACCGGCCCGAACGACCACCACCGGGGAAGGTGCACCCGCGTCCCAAAGACCAAACCCTGGGCGCAACTCGGCATCAACCAAACCGACACCGCACCAAAAATCCAAACCGGCGAAGAATGGTACCGCTCACTAACACCACAAGCGCAAGCCGACATACTCGGTGCGCAACGCGCCCACCTCATAAACACAGGCCAGATACCATTCACCGCCCTAGCCCAAAGAACAACAACCCCGGGCTGGCGCGACACCATCACCCAACGCCCACTACGCGACCTAAAACAGAAAGCCAAAAATGCCTAAAACACTCACCCGCGAATCAGCAGGCGGACAAGCAACCAGCGACCTAACCGGCGCAAAAATAGCAATCACCATCATCACCCCCGGCCAAGGATCAAGCGGCTACTACCCGCCCGAAACCATCTCGGGCGCCGCCCACCTATTCCCCGCCGGTACACACATGTACATCAACCACCAAACCGAAACCGAAGAATGGGAGAGGCCCGAAGGCGACCTCAACAAACTAGCCGGAGCACTAGCCACACCCGCCACCATCAACCCAGAAACCGGGGCACTAGAAGCAACCGCCGAAATCTTCGAATCACACCGAAAATTCCTAGCCGACCGCGCACACATCATCGGCGTAAGCATCAACGGAACCGCCAGCATCAACCCCGACGGCATCGTAGAAGCCATCCACAGCATCCGCTCCGTAGACTTCGTAACCCGCCCAGGACGCGGGGGACGAATCGACCAAATCCTAGAACACCAGAAGGAGTCCGAAGGCGAAATGCCCAAACCCCATGAACAGCAGAACCCCGTGGAAGAAATCACAGGCACCAGCGACACCCTGGAAAACAACGCCGCCGGTGAGGCCGTGGCCGGTGAAAAGGCACCCGCCAGCGACGAAAACACCGCCGAGGCAGGCGCCGAAGCAGTAGATCCGGAGCTGGGGCCGGTGGAGAATGACGGGTGCGCCGAATCGGCCCGTGAGTCCGCCGTGTCTGAGGCTGAGCGGCTGGCTGGTGAGAACCATGCCCTGCGTGAGCGCATCGCAGTGTTGGAGGGTGAGGCCCGCCGCGCCGTCGTTGAGTCCATTGTTCGTGAAGAGTTCCACGGCATCAACGCACCCCACGCAGTGAAAACCCTCACAGAGGCCGGGGCTGCGGACAAGAACCTAGACCCAGAGGCGTTCCGTGAAAGCGTCCGCGCCCATGCTGCAGAATACCCGCGCGCCCCCTACGGCGCACCCGGCGTCTACGGCATCCCCGCCGGTGGTGGGGATACCGTCACCGAATCCGACATCATCGAAGCAATGAAAGGCTAAACCATCATGGCTAAAAACCTCGTATACCCCCGCGCCGAACACATTAGCGTACCCTCCCCCGCCGACGTGAAAAGCGGCGACCCCGTAGTAGTCGGCACCAATGACGCCGGTTACGCCGGTGTGGCAATCATCGACGCAGCGAACAGCTACCCGGTAACCCTAGACCTCGTAGGCTCCTGGCTGATCCCCGTGAAGGAAAAGGTCAACGCGGGGCAGCGCGTGAACGTCGGCACCGACGGGAAGCTCACCACCGGGGCAGGCAAGAAATGGGGTGTCGCCCTGGAAGGCTCCGCAGCCCCCGGCGCCGACGCCCACGTGAAGCCGCTCGGCGCATTCTAAACCACCCCCGACAAGAAGAGAGAAATACTCATGAGCAAAGACTTTCTACACGCGGACAAAATCGCTGAGGCCGGTGTGCCCGGCGGTGATCGCATCATTGAGGCCGCACGCCTGTTCCGTGCAGGCATGACCGGCACCCCCTCCGCCCAGGCCCGCCTGAGCGAAGCCATGACTACTAGCGACTTCCCTACGCTCCTGGGGCAGGCCCTAGAAATCGACATGCTACACACGTACCGTGACTACGTGCCGCAGTGGCAGGGTCTTGCGGACACTACCGAGGTGGCGGACTTCCGCCCTAAGACCCTCAAAGACCTCTTCGGCCCCGTGGACTACGAGCTGGTGGCGCAGGGTGAAGAGTACAAGGCCACATCGCTGAGCGACACCAAGCACGAAATCAAGGTGCAAAAGTACGGCATCACCCTCCCCTTCACCTGGGAGATGCAGCTCAACCAAGAATGGGAACAGTTGGCGCGCATCCCCGACCGCCTGGCGAAGGGCGCACGCAAGCGTGAAGACCGCGCCGTAATCGAGGCGTTCGTTGGCAGCACAGGCCCCCGCGCCACCTTCTTCAAGGGCAATGCCGCTGTCGCTGCTAAGCCGCTCACCATAAACAACCTTTGGGAAGCGTACAAGTCCATCACCCAGCGGTTGAACAACGATGGTGAACCGGTAGACACCGGTAGCCTCGTGCTGGTAGTCCCCAAGACCCTTGAGGCTGATGCGCAGCGCATCCTCAACACCGAGCGGATCAAAACCACCGTGGGGGACACCACCACCGAAGAGAGCAACTACCTGCGCGGCGTATTCACCCTCAAAGTGCTTGACGGCCTCACCGCCGTAGACAAGTCCACCAAGGCAGCCACCACCTGGTACGTGCTCCCCGGTGTCGGAACCACCAACCCCGCCCTGGTGAAAGCCAGCCTGCGCGGGTACGCCGAGCCGGACATTCGCGTGAAGAACGACGCGGGCCGCAACGCAGCCGGTGGAGACATCGACCCGACCGCCGGTTCTTTTGACCGCGACACGATTACTTACCGTGGGCGTCACGTGACAGGCGCAACCGCCGTATACAACACCGCCGTGTACGCATCTACCGGCGCATAATCAGAGGATGGAGGGCCGCGCCCATGATAGAGAGAGATATTAGCCGGGTGCGGCTCCTCATCGCCGACCTGCCAAGGGACGGGGAGGCGGGGTGCGGCACGGGCACCCTCCTCACCGACGTGCAGGTAGAAGACCTGCTAGACCTGTCCGGCGGGAACGTGAAGCGGGCCGCCGCCCGGGCGCTCCGCACAATCGCCACTAGCGAGGTGCTGCTGTCCAAGAAGATAACGCAGCAGGATTTATCGGTTGATGGCCCGGCGGTTGCGGCTGAGCTGAGGGCGCAGGCTGACGCGCTGGATGCTGAGGCGCAGCGTGACGAAGACCGGGCGGGTAGCACGGGTGCGTTCTGGGAGGCTCTGGGTGGGCTGCATGGCTCGGCTATGAGTGAGGGCGCATCCCCCCGAGCCGCCACCTATGGGGGTGGGTTCGGTTGGTACTAGCGAACAGCCGCGTGGTTCCGAGGGGGTGGGGTGCTAGGCAGGCCCCGGTTCTGCTGGGGTCTATGAATAGCACGTGCGCCCTCTACTCCCCCGGGGCACCCGACAAAGATAACCCGCTAGAAGGGCCGGGGGAGCCGCGCATAGAGTATGAGGGCATCCCCTGCCGCGTGCAAGAGCTAAACCTATCGGGCAACACGCAGGATGCTACGGGGCAGCTGGACGCGGCCCGCCGCGAGTACCGGGTGAGTATCCCGCTGCGGGGTGAGCGGCCCCGCGGCGGCCGGGGGGGGGCGCGCCCAGGGGGG